TCATCTGGTTAGCTTCTCGGGACCTCAACGCAGGTTTGCTGTTCTTGATACTGCGTGCATCTCAAATGCCTTTATTTGTCAGAGGTCTCTAGCTGAAAAATGCTGACTGGCTACCTTTTTGCCTAAGTCATTCATTTCACTGACTGCTGTTGTCCGATTGTGTGTCTTCGCGTGAACAGCACCGCCCGCACTTGGCCGTTTCGAATTTTTTCACTAGCAGGCTCTTTTTCTACCTGCTGCGTCCGGGTTTAGTACTCCATGGCCCGGATTCTTAAATTGTTTACCTTAGAGAAACATTAGTTATCTCCTTAAAATCATTAAGGAGAAGTATAAGGTAAAAATTAGGCAGAAACAAGGGAAAAATTAGGAAAACCTAAATTTTTTCCTAAAATTTTTCTTAGTTCTCATTGATCTGAATGTCTGTGTTTGCGCTTTTAGGCAACAAAAAAAAGCCGCTCTCGCGGCAATAAAAAACCGCCCGGAGGCGGTGCAGCTGAATTAAAGGAAAGAAGATCTTTCAATGAGACTAGGAGCTTGGGAAAAAGTATAGGCGCTCATTATTGTTGTTAATTTTTTCAAAAATCCATTTATATGCTTGTCTTTTTTATCAACGAATCTGTCGTCAATTAAAGCAGTTGGATAAAAGTTTTTCTCCCTTTCATCGGAAAGCGCTGCTCTGATATCGACTACTTTAGCTATGCAAGAGTTGATACTGTTTCCGGATGGCGGTAAGGCATCGACTAGTAAATCGTTGATCTTAAAATCGAAAGAATATTTATTGGTCGAGTATCCGGTGAAACTAACCTTTGGCTTACAAATTAACGCGGTAGTTAGCTCAGACAACATGTTTTTGGCAATTTCATATAGGTTTTCTTTAACCTGGAAAAGCTCTGGGTCGGTAGCTAAAAATAAATCTGTTTGATTTAACGCTTTAATGAACTTTCCGACGGTTTCAATCAAATTATCTTCAGTGCAGGTAGCATTCAACTCGCCGAACTTATCTAGGTTTAGTTCATTTATGTGAGCTACAAGTGCAAGCTTCTCTTTGAAGAGTTTAGATTTCGCACCTAAGCCAGTGGCGGTCCACAATGTGTTTCCATCATCGAAGAGGTGATAGTTTTTGCCCGTTTTTCTTAGATAGATTTCAAAGTTGTCGTTATCGAGAGTTTTGATAGGCAAAGAGAGTTGCCAAATGGAAGATTTCTCTTGCATTAGTACTAACTGAAAGCTTTCTCCTAGAATATCAGGCAATCTTTCGTTCATCATGGCAATAACTCGAATTTTCCGGGATCAAGAATCTCCTGATCCCCACAAATTGTTAAATTACATCTTTCGCAAAATAGATCCAAGCACTCGCTAAAGTTAAGTACTTTGTCAAGGTTTAATCTTAGCGTTCCAATGTGCTCATGTGGCAATTGGTGGGCAGAAGAAATCTTCCCAGATCTGACCTCGATTTGGTAGACGCGCTGCCGCATTCGTTGTCTCTTTTTACCTGTTTCTTGAAAGAGGGTTGCTCGTATCCTTTCGCCAGGAATGTCACGAGGGTATTTGTAATCAAAAACAACCTTCAGTCCAGATAACGGAGGACCCTTAGTAACAACGGCAGGGAAAGCCATTGAAATAACATTCTCTGAGCCATCATTTGCAATCCAGTCATTTGGTTCTCCCTCCTTTGGAAGTAGCATTATTTCCCTTGCGTCGTTTTCTGGAACATCGTACTGAGACATTTTGCCCCCTAAATTCTTTTATAAATGTCCTTGCGTTGATATGTGTCGCACAAAGCCCCGAACCTTCGGCTGTCCTTCTCTTTTGGGTGAGTTATTGGTATCTTCGTTGCAACAGCTTCTCTCTTTCTGAAGCAGGCATCCGAGATAGCCTCCACGCAAGGGCTGAAATTTCTTTTTCCTTTTTGCACTCGGACTGATAAATTCTTGTCAATTCCTCATCGACTTCTAACCTAGATCTAAGGAAATTTGGGCGAAAGTTCAAAACCGACATATATTCAAATTGTCTGCCCAGGTGCCATGACATGCTGTATCCCTTTTCCATGAAGTCGCCCCATTTCGCTTGTTGCCAAACTGCTGAAAATGCTATGCCAATGACTTCATCCCAATAATCTTCAAAAGGGTCTTCGATAAGTTTTTTGAAGAAGAAAAAGCTTCTTTTGTATTTCTTCTTGAACAAGGCTTCACATAATAAAGTCGCAGTTTGATTCAAGATCTCTGCCGACATGCCCGCCTTAGCGTGAGATATGAAAAAGAAAAATATGGGTACGTATATACCCATGAGTTTCCATTTTTTCTCTGCTTCAGACGGTATCACATAAAATTTATTTAAAGAATAAAGGCGTTCGGGAGCACGGATGCCTCGTTCACAGAAAAGCATTTTTCTTCTCCTAAATCTTTATCAAACTGATCCAGATCTTTCAATGACTTCTCCGATAATTTGAACTTGCTCAGTGTCTGCTGGCTTAATGGTTTCATCCGGAAAGTTTGGATTTTCTGAATGCACCATTATCGAGCCGTCGATTTTTCTATAAAGCCGCTTTACTCTTAAAGCATCCCCAAAAACAAAGGCATAGATTCGGCCATCGATGATCTCAGTTTTGGAGCAATCAACTAAGACAACATCATGGTCTAGCAAAAGAGGTTCCATGGAATCTCCTTTTACTTTGAAGCGCTTGCAGTCTTCTGGATTGACGTGCTTTCTCTGGAACCATGAACGACGATAAGCAGCTTTGTATTCAGAAGCCAGTTCTTCCAATGTGGAGTTTTGTTCGAAACCTGCCGCAAATCGGATTTTGTACTCAGGAATCTCTACCCAATCATCGTCATCACACACATCCTCTGTCACCAGTACGTTTGGGGATTTCATGGGACCGTTCCCAGTCGCAAGCCATGTCGAGGAGACGCCAAGAACCTTGGCAACTTTGGGAAGGTAAATGGACTTGATGCTTTTTGACTTACCGGAAAACCAATCTGATACAGATGCCGGGGAGATAAAACATAACCTAGCGATGTCACTTTTCTTTAATCCGGAATCACTCAACGCCAAGGTTAAACGCTCTGCCAATGTTGTTTTTTCGTTCATTTGAGTAACCCTTTCTTTATTAGGTTTTCCTAATACATTTTAAAGAAAAATAATTAGGCGCATTGATTAAGTAATTCGGAAAACCTTATAATTTAATAAGGCAAAAATTAGGAAAAATTTAGCTATGCGCAAAAAAACCGATACTCAGACAGCCCGCCTAATCGTTGATTCTTTAGGCGGAACTACAGCTGTTGCAAACATCTGTGAAGTTAAACCGGCCAGCGTTTCTGGATGGCTTAAGTCTGGAATGCCAGAAGGTCGCCTTTTGTTCTTGCAGAAAAAATTCAAACGCATTCCGGTGATTAAACACGCTGTCGCCAACTAACTGGGAGTCGCTATGGCTCGCTATAGAAAAATAGACGTCCGAATGTGGAATGACAGGAAGTTCAGGGAGCTTTCGGATAACGGCAAACTTGCCTTTATTTTGCTCCTGACTCATCCAGATACCACGCAGATAGGAACTATCCGGACACGAGTTTCAAACCTTGCTGACGAATTGGGTTGGCAACGAGATGCCATGTCGCATGCCATCAAAGAAGTCACTTTAAACGGCATGATTGATGCTGATGAGAAGGCAGGGCTAATTGTCATAAATAACTTCCTAAAGTACAACGCGCCTTCTTCTCCTAATGCATTCAAGTCATGGTGCGAATTGATTGATCTGATGCCCGAATGCGACCTCTTGGACAAGCATGTTGCACGCCTGAAAACCTTTGTAGATGGCCTTTCTGTAGGAATGAGAAATGCCATCCCTAATGACTTAATTGATGCCATCAAGGATGCCATGTCACGTACCAACGGGCAACCATGTCGCATCCAGGAACAGGAACAGGAGCAGGAACAGGATAAGGAAATACACACCCACGGACACCATCCAGAAGCCACCAAAACTTTCGCGGGGCGTGCGTGTGAAAAAGAGACTCCTTTAAAAACCGTTCCTGTTGAACAAGAGCTCCCGCTGCAGAAGACAACTGTTTCCAAAACAGAAATTGTTGAGAAGAAGACAAAGGCCAAACGGCAGAAGAAGGAAAAGATCCCATGTCCCTTCAAAGACGGAGATCAGATCCCGGAGGATTATTTGGCGATAGCCAAGCGGTACGGGGTCCCAGACCCGCAATCGCTGTTTGATTCTCTGATCGCCTACTGCAAAGCCAAGGATGTTGAGTACGCAGACTACAAAGCGGCGTTCACAACATTCTGCATCAATGACAAAGCTAAGCGAGAGAAGAAGAGCCAGAACCAATTCAACAACGCTCCGTCCTTCGAGTACGAACCTCCTGGCGGATTCACTGAGGAGTACTACCGGGAGCAGTGCGAGTTTGATAAAGACGGGAACTTAATACTATGAACAACACCGAAACCAAAAATCTCAAAGCCGTTAATACCATTCTCGGAAAATTGGAAATACGGCAAGTTAAAACAATGTGCCCATTGCACGGGGAATACCTTGCAAATCAAGTCTGGTTAAGCGGACAGATCAAGGAAGTAAGCGAATGTCCTGAATGTTTTAAGCTCAAAGAAGCTCGAAGGGCTATTGATGAAGAGAAGGCAAGGAAAGAGGAAGCCGAGAGAAACCGCAAGCAAAGAATTGTAGAAACCCGTATGCCTCTTGAGTATCAAACCAAAGACTTCTCAACCTTCATTCAAGAGACAGACAGCCAAAAGGCCGCTTTCAAATTGGCAAGACGTTTTGTTAAAGGCTGGGAGAAGGCAAAAGCAGGCGGATATGGACTTCTGTTTTTGGGAAGCTGCGGGACTGGGAAGACACATCTTGCCTGCGCAATCATGATCGAGCTTCTCAAAGAGTACGCATTCTCTTATCCAAGGTATTACAAAGCAAGCGAAATCTTCTCGGCCGTCCGCAGCACATACCAGGCTGGAGCTTCAACAAACGAAGAGGAAACGCTGAAGTTCTTTTCTTCGATTCAGCTTTTGGTAATTGATGAAGTCGGTGTTCAAAAAGGCTCGGAGGCTGAAAAGAGGATTCTCTTTTCCATTCTCGACAATCGTGTGACTTCGAACAAGCCATCGATCCTTCTCAGCAATCTCGGACCTAAAGCGCTGGAGGAACTTCTCGGAGATCGTCTTTATGACCGCATTCGCTCTAAATGCGTGCCGATGCTTTTTGCCGGAACTTCAATGCGCAAACCTGCGACGGCTGATCTTTTCGATTGAGGTGCGTCATGTCTGATTCAGCTTGGACACTGCTAATGATTATTTTGGCGCCGGTGGTGTTCGTCAACTTTTTTCTTTTCGGATTACTCGTGAGAGCTGCTTTCCAGCTCAGCCAGGAGAAGAAACATGAGGTTTGATTTCGCTTACCTACTCAAATCCCTCGGTTGGATGGGCGGTTTGCTTTATTTGGCTGATGTTAGTTGGTTTGCTTACAGCGGCTCAAACGTTGATTACAGCCTGGCATTCATGATCGGAGTATTTATCGGAGCGGTCATCAGCTCCTTCAGGAGACGGATATGAGCGGGTGCTGTTTGTACTGCAAGTTCGCCGAGAGCTACTGGATCGATCCAGCAGGAAACATTCGGCGGCCGCCTAAGGCTTCTTTCGGAGACATGAACATCTACTGCCACCATCCAGATAAAGGGGGCGGCATCCAGTGCTACCCGATTTCGTTCACACGGTGCTCAGTTTTTGAACGGGATACGGACGAGCGTATAGAACGCAGGAGAGCGTTTTTCTCGCAATTCGATAGATATCGCATCCACGCAGAGTTAATCGCTCAGAGACGCTAGGCGGCTGTTTAAACAACATTCAACCAATGGAGAAAAGAATGGGAAAAGCACAGAGAACTAAAGGCGCTGCTGGAGAGCGCGAAATCTGCGATCTCATATTCCAAAACCTAGGCATACAGGTACACCGCAATCTCTCACAAACTCGAGACGGAGGAGCAGACATCAAGCTCAATCCCTACTCGATTGAAGTCAAAAGGCGGGCCGCAATCGGAAACATCTATGAATGGATGGATCAGGCCAGCAACGGATGTGATCCGGGAGAACGCCCCATTGTTGTTTGCCGAGCAGACAGGAAGGAGTGGCTGGCCATTATGCCCGTTGATGAGTTGTTCAGACTCATCAGGGAGGAAATAGTAGCCGGTAAGGCTGAGACAGTTGTTTCTGCAAGCGAGGGTTGATGATCGATACTCACTTCTATGAACGTCTGGCCAACTGGCGGCGAGTGTATGGCGATAAGCCGGTGCGCTGGCGCTCGCCCACGGACACCTTCTGCCGGTATGCCAAGTGTTATTTCGAGCGCGCCCCGGAAACCGACGAAGAAAAGTTCTGGAGGGAAGTGACCGAGCTCAAAGGTCGCGATCCTCTGCTTCCGGCGCCGGACTATTCAGACGCCGAGCTTCTTCAGCGCACTTGGATGAGTTTGCCGGATAGGATTGACGGTATGCCTGTAAAACACAACGTCAAGGTCTTTGTGTTTGGCTCGCCAAGAGACTATGAGCGCCTAATGCGAAAAGCAAGAATCGCTGTCAGCAGGGAGAGAGAATGGAGAAGGGCGTTTCTTGAGGTCTTTGAAAAGAAGATTAAGGACATCAGTGTTATCACCAATGTTGTCCCTGAGGATAAAAGGATAAAGTAAGAGCAACAATTTAATCTACGTCCTTGATGATGTGCAAGATCGCTCTCTAGCGGTCTTTCGCGTGCCCGGAAGAAACGTAGTACGCTAGCTCGATACCAAAAGAAGGTCTCGGGCTTTTTGTTTTCTAAGACCATGCCATTGATGAAACTATGCGCCTATCCCGGCTGTCGCGAATGTATCCCGATGGGAGAACGATACTGCGAAAAGCATAGAGCTAAGGCAGTCCAATACAAAGAAAGAAACCGGGCCACTTCTTACCAGCGAGGCTACAACGGAGCTTGGCGCCGGGCCCGTGCTGCATTCCTGATGGATCATCCGCTTTGCGAAGAATGCAAACGCAACGGCAGGCTGACGCCGGCAACTGTTGTCGACCATATCACTCCCCACAAAGGCAATCGTGAATTGTTTTGGGATGAATCGAACTGGCAGGCGCTATGTAAATCTTGCCATGACCGCAAGACCGCGAAGGAAGACGGAGGATTTGGGAATGGAAGAAGGTAAAAAATCGAACGCTTGGGAGCGAGTAGTTGCGCATTCGTGGCTCGATGACGAACTTGATAAGGGCGTTGTTAAATACAGGTATATCGATCGCCCTATAGGTAATTTTTCTGCGCTGCTGAATCTCTTATCAGATAAAACAGAAAGCAACAAATGGTCTGTCCTCCTTTTTAGCATCGCGTTGGCGCTTTTAATTTGGATGCTGAGAATCTTTTCCGCGACCTGTGTCATTGTTTTGACGTACCGATGGCTTGCAGGGTAGGGGCGGGTTGAAAGTAAAGAGGGAACTTCTTCGAGACCGCGCCCTAAGCTAAATTTTTGTACGTGCAAAATGGGAGTTTGCAAAAGTACGGTTAAAAGCCAATAGATATGGGACTTGAGGGCGAAATTCTCGCGCGCGCGTGAGGAAAGTTTTTTAGGCTTTCTCGGCTGAGCTATATCAACCGAGCCAATAAATACTCCTTGGGAATTGAGGTTGACCGGCTGGGACTTTTAACAAGTTGCCAGCCGGAATTTTTTTGAGAGGCTTATGGCAGGAAGACCAAGAAAAACTGATGCAGAGAAGAGGGCAAAAGGAACTTTACAGAAGTGCCGACAGAACCGCTCTGAGCTTGCTGTAGACGGACAGCTTCCGCAGAGTCCTCCGACAGGATTGACGGCAGAGGCCAGAGCTGCATGGTCAACGGCTGTGAGTTGTGCTCCTAAAGGAATGCTCACGGCTCTTGACCATGGAATTCTGGAGAGGTGGTGCCGGAGTTATGCGCTGTATCGAAAGTACGCGAGAAAAGCGGAGGCAGGGGATGTCGAGCAAAGTCATCCTGAATCTGGGATGCGATCGCTTACTCCTACGGTGATGCTGATGATTCAGGCCCATAAGATGATGCTCCAGTGCGAAAAAGAGCTTGGTTTTACGCCGACGGCCAGGGCAAAAGTCAAAGTAGAAACACCGGAGGAGGAGACTGACAATGCCTTCCTTGAGTAAACCGAATTACTTTGAAATTTCTTGTCGGTACGCCCGAGGCGTACTGAGTGGAAGGATTCCGGCTTGTTCGTTGGTTAAGAAAGCGTGTGAAAGGCAGCTGGACGATTTAGACCGATATGGGGATGGCAAGCGCTTTATTTATGATGCGGAAGCCGGGGACAGGATTTGTTGGTTTATCGAACACCTGACGCACGTCAAAGGAGAACTGGCGGGTCAAGAAATTAAGTTGGAGCCTTGGCAGGTCTTTATTCTTCATACGACTTTCTCTTGGAAAACAACTGAAGGTATCAGACGATTCAGGCGCGTCTACATTGAAGTACCCAGAGGCAACGGCAAGTCGAGCCTTTCGAGCGGAGTGGCGCTTTTTTGCTTATGCGGCGATCGTGAACCGGGCGCGGAAGTGTATTCTTTCGCGACAACTCGAGACCAAGCAAAGATTGTCTTCGGGGACGCTAAAGAAATGGCGAGACAAAACCCGAAACTTAAACGAGCTTTCGACCTGCAAGTCTTGGCCACTTCCTTGTACGTTCCGAAAACAAACAGCTACTTTCAGGCCAAATCTGCAGAGGGATCTACTCTGGACGGTTTAAACACACATTTAGCCGTTATTGATGAGCTGCACGCACATAAGACCAGAGCGGTCTATGACGTTGTAGAAACTTCACTTGGCAAGCGATGCAATTCACTGATGTGGGTCATTACGACCGCAGGTTTCGATACAGCCGGTATTTGTTATGAAGTACGTTCCTTTGTGAAGCAGATCCTCAATAAAGAGGCCCAAGATGAAAGTCAGTTCGGAATTATCTACGGACTGGACGAAGGGGATGACTGGACGAGTGAAGAGGCTCTGCAGAAAGCCAATCCAAACTGGGGCGTCAGCGTTCGTCCGGAAATTATTACTTCCTTGCAGGCTAAAGCCATCGCCAGGCCGAGTGCAGCAAACAACTTCAAAACGAAGCATTTAGATGTTTGGTGCTCGGCTGCATCAAGTTGGATGGATATGCCGGCATGGAATTTGTGCCGGAGAAGTATCGCTTTGAGCGACTTTGAAGGTTTTGACTGTTATATGGGCCTTGACCTCGGCGCCAAAAACGACCTAACCGCGAAAGTGCTTGTCTTTCCGGTAGAGGAAAACGGACGTCTGAATTACTACGTGTTTGGTACTTACTACGCACCGAGAGCAGCGCTCCTGAAGTCAGGAAATTCTCAGTACGACGGCTGGGAAACGCTGGGCTATTTGAAGGTGACAGAGGGCGCCGTTACTGACTTTAATCAGATTGAAGCGGACATTTTAGAGGATTGTTCCCGCTTTAGAGTGAAATCCGTTGCTTATGACCCTTGGCAGGCCACACAGCTCGCGACCAGACTTAGCGACAACGACGTTCCCATGGTTGAGTACCGCAACACGGTTCAAAACATGAGCGATCCGATGAAGTGGCTGGAGGCTCTGGTTCAGGACAAACGGCTTATTCACGAAGGGGACCCTGCTCTTACCTGGATGATGGGAAATGTTGTGGCCAAGCGAGATTTCAAAGACAACGTTTTCCCTCGCAAAGAGGTTTACGAAAACAAGATCGACGGAGCCGTAGCGCTAATTATGGCTTTGGGGTTGTGCGTTAATGAGGAAAACGCAGGCGCTTTTCAAGAGTATGAACCTGATTCGGAAGTACCGTTTTTTAGTTGGTAGAGACAATGATAGTTAAAAGATTAATCAATTGGGTGTCCGGATGGGGCGGTCCTTTGGGGTTCGCTTCAGGCCTGCAGATTGCGATACCGACAGAGCCGATTTTTTCCGATTTGAAAGATGTTGAAGCCTCAAAGGCCCTCCAGATATCTACGATATTTGCCTGCACGGAGCTGTTGGCCAACACCATGTCAACCTTTCCGATTTTCCTTTACAAAGGAACTAAAGATAGGGGAAGGCAGCCGGATAGGGAAAGCGAAGTTTTTACGTTGCTTCACGATAAGCCAAACGAGTGGATGACGCCGGCAGAGTTTGTCTCGTCAATGGTGATTAACAGACTTCTTAAGGGCAATGCCTACGCACTGATTCAAAGGAATGCATCGGGCCTCCCGATAGCTCTGATTCCGCTTCCGTCCGAACAAGTTGAGTTTACGGTTATGGGGGATCGAGAAACTTACATCTATTATCAGGACGGCCGGATCAATGTTTACTCCGGAGAGAATGTTATTCACTGGAAAGGCGTCGGGAACGGCTACATCGGACTATCCAAACTGAACTTTATGAGAGCGACAGCAAACGAAGCTGTTAACGCCCAAAGCAACGCGACTAAGTTTTTCGGATCAAACTCCAAGCCAACCGGGGTACTGTGTACGGATCAAAAGCTTGATGAGAAGCAGTTTAAGGAAGTCTTGAAACGGTTCTCAGGCATGGCTCGGGGTGACGGTTCGGGCCTGTTTCTTGTTGACCGCGGATTCAAATACTCAACGATGTCATTGTCCCCGCAGGATGCGCAGTTACTGGAGACAAGAAAATACAACGTTGAAGAAATTTGCCGCTGGTTCGGTGTACCTCCGGTGTTAATCGGAGCTTCAGGCGTGACGACTTGGGGTTCAGGAATAGCAGAGATTGTTTCCGGGTTTCATAAGTTTACGTTGGCCCCGTTGTGTACGCAGTTTCAGCAGGCATTGATGAGAAGACTTATTCCGTTGGAGGAAAGAGGCGAGTACACCATTGAACTCAAAATCGATGCTCTTTTGCGCTCGAATCCACAGGAAAGGGCCCAGTATTACTCGCAGATGGCGCAAAACGGCATGATGACGAGAAACGAAGTCAGAGGGCTGGAAAACTTGCCGCCTCAAGACGGGGGAGATGAGCTGACAGCTCAATCCAACTTAGTTCCCTTGAACAAGCTTGGCGAAACAAAACCTTCTTCCAGTCCGGCAGACGGATCTCTTGTAAGGCAATAAATGATGAAACTTCAATATAAAACCATTGAACTAAAAGATGTTGGGCTGAAATCTGAGGGAAACGAAAATACTTTCTCCGGATACGCTTCGGTTTTTAACGGCAACGATTTAGTAGGAGACACGATTCTTCCGGGCGCATACAAAGAAGCTATAAAACTTTTCACTCCGAAAATGTTTTTCAACCATGATTCTTATGAACTTCCGATCGGCAAGTGGATAAAAGTTGAGGAAGATGAAAAAGGACTTAAGGTTGTCGGAGAGCTGACCCCCGGAAATCCTCAGTCGGAAGCGGTCAAAGCTGCTTTAAAGCACGGCACGGTTGACGGCCTTTCCATTGGCTACAGACTCAGAGCCTCGGGCTACAAACCTAAAAAAGACGGCGGCAGAATCATTGAGAAAATTGAGGCTCTTCCTGAGATTTCAATTGTTACTTATCCATGCGATCAAGCGGCAAGGATTGACTCAAAGAGTGAAGACATTAGCGAACTGGAAACAGTCCGAGAATTTGAAAACTTTCTGCGGGATGCAGGAGGCTTTTCTAAAGCCGAGGCCACGGCGTTGTGTGCCAAGGCAAAAGTCATATTTTCGGGTCAGGGGGATCCTGATGGCGAAGAGAAGGCGCAGAAAGAGGTCTGCGAACGCATAAAGGCGATTGCAGAGCGTTTGAACTAAACCAAAAGGTAAATTCCAATGAATGAAGAAATGAAAAGTGTGATGGCTGCCTTAGACGCCATTGAAAAGAAAATGTCTGAGAATGCCAGCAAAGAGGAAATGAAAGCTTTGCAGGCTCAATACGCAGAGCTTCAGGAAAAGCAGGTGAAACTTTCAAAGCAGCTTCTTGATCTGCAGCAGAAAGGATTGAAACTGGAGCTTCCGAAACCCAAAGCAGTTAAAAGCATCGGTGAACAGGTTATTGAGCATGAGTCTTTCAAGACCTATCTGAAGGGTGGCGCTACGAAGTGTCGTTTTGAAATCACTGAATTCAAGGCAGAAGGGGGAGACTCTCAGACTTCTGAGACACCATCTGCCCCGACGGTTGAGAACCCCATGCTTACTCCGGGCGCAGGAGTGCTTCAGACTTATCGACGCCCCGGAATTGTTCCTCTCATGCAGCGTCCTTTATCGATTGAGGGACTGTTTCCGTCGTCACCGATTTCCGGCAATTCTTTTGAATACGTGCAGGAAAAAGGCTTTATCAACGGCGCAAAGGTTGTAGCAGAAGGAACCCAGAAGCCGTTTTCCTCAATCAAGTTCGAAGTTAAGACAGGGAAGGTTCATACCGTAGCGCACCTGGCCAAGGTTTCCAAACAAATGCTAGAAGACGCTCCGGCACTGATTTCGTACCTGAACAACCGAATGACCTACGGTGTGGATTTGGTTGTGGAGGATATGCTTATCAGCGGCTCCGGCGGAGAAACCGAACTGTCAGGTATCTTTACTGAAGGCAATTACACGCCAGTAGGGGCTACAAAAGGAGACCTCGGCAGCGCTCCGAATCTTTACGACTTGATTTTGTTTGCAAAAGCAAAGATTCAGCAAGCATATTTCCGCCCGAATATGATTCTTTTGAATCCTGCGGATTGGGTGAAAATGCTCTTCGTGAAGAATACTTCCGGTGATTATTACCTTAACGGCCCGGTTAATGTTGCCTCCAAGACACTCTGGGGTCTTCCGGTGCTTGATTCTCAGGCGATCCCGGAAGGTAAATTCATGGTGGTCGATACCGCTCAGGCAGCTACGGTTTGGCATCGTTCCGGATTAGTTCTGGAAATGTTTGAGCAAGACAGTGACAACGTTCAGAAGAACTTAGTGACGATTCGTGCCGAGCGTCGTCTGGGCTTCAGCATTGAGCGGCCGGAAGCACTAGTAGGCGGAACATTAGCAATACCTACTGCCTAATTTCGTAACTTTTTGAACAACGGGGCCTGCGGGCCCTTTCTTTTTGGAGTTTACGCATGCAAATTGAATTCATAAAAGGCGCAGTTACGTTGTTCGGACAGGTTGAAAAGGGCGATATCGTCACTATTTCGGAGGAAAGTGCACTTTCTTTCATTCAAGCCGGTTTGGCCAAGATTCCGAGCAAAAAGTCTACGGCCAAGACGAAGAAGACTAAATCGGCAGCAGATTCCGAAGCGGAGAAAGCTGATGTTTGACGTATCTACAGCAATCAGTGCAGTCACTCTTGAAGAAGCAAAACAGCACTTGCGGGTTGATCACGATGCAGATGACGAATTCATTAAGCGGTTAATTTTGTCATGTACTCAGCTTTGCGAGCAGGAAATTCTTCACGGGATCATTGATAGGGAGGGAACAAGCGGTTTTAGCAAAGATGTCGACCATGTCCCTGAAGCCATTAAAACGTGGATTTTAATCCGAGTGGCTGAGCGGTATGAGACCCGCGAAGGAGTCAGTGCCGGCGAATTAAAGCCGATACCGTGGGTGGAGGCGCTATTGGATCCTTACCGCTGGAGGCAATAAATGATTTTGCCAAAACCGGGTGAGCTCAATAGACGCTGCTCTATTTATTCGGCAAAACTTTTACCGAACGGCAAAGCAGAACACTCTACAGAGCGGATTCCTTTGTGGGAGTGTTGGTGCAAGGTTGAAGTAATCGGAGGCTCGGTGTATTGGGACAATGTCCAAACCGAAGAAACGGTCACACACCGCATTTTTGTACGCTCTGTAAAAGGCAAAACCCGTCCTCAAGATCTTCCGAGGTTAATTGAAGTCGAGTGCGACAGCCTTTGGTACAGAGCCAAACGAGTCACCGACTGCAACAGTGCCGGTCGGTTCACGCTGCTGGAATGCGAGGTGCTTAATGCAGCCCTTAAGAATTGAAGCGAAGTTTGCAAGACCTCTGAATTTTGCCGATTTCGACAAGAAGTCGATGAGGAAAGGTTTTACTCAGGTCGGCCGAGACGTTTCCAAGATTGCAAAGAAACTGGTCAGCAAAAAAGGAGTATCCGCTGCCGGAGCTTATCCGGGAAAGCAAACAGGGATATTCCAGAAAGCAATTTCCTACAAGGTTTCGCGCTCCGGGTTCTCGGTGGCCGTGAAGCCCTACGGAAAAGGCAAGCAGGTTTCTGCAGAGCTGAAAAGACGCGGGTTTTATCCCGCGTTTGTCGTCTTTGGCCATGCAGCGCCCAAACGCAGCAAGCGAACCCGTGCGCACCGCAAACAATCCTTTGAGGCAAAGGTGGCCAAGCCGCGTGCCAATCCGGTCTCAGCTGCCGCTGAAACCTATGGTCGAACCCGCTTTCAAGCGGTCGTGGGTCGGATTTTGGAAGATGCCTTTAAGCCGGGCCCGGTTAGGAGCTTAATGAAGTGAAATTAAAACCCATTATTCAAGAGCTTCGGGCTCATTGTCCGGGCTTTAATGGCCGAGTCTTTGGCGTCGGCACCTTTTCCCGGCTTGATGAGTCGGTGGCCGCTGAACTGCTTCCGGCTGCGTTTGTGATTCCGGTCTCTGAAGATCCGGAAGAACCTGCAGTGATCAACCGTTACAAGCAGCAGGTGCGGTTCAACTTTGCCGTCATCCTGATGGTCGCCAATACCGAGGATGAACAGGGTTTGACAGCCTGGGAGAAGTCGGTCGATCTCAAAAAGGAAGTGTTTCAAGCCATTTTGGGAGCCGACGATATTCAAGCCGGCAGAGACTGGATCCAGTTTGAATCTCTTACCGTCCTGGATCTTAATCGCGCGGCATTGACCGTCCAGTTGGATTTCTCCTGCCAGTACGAAATCAGCGATAACGAAACCCGTCACGGAGGAGACATCGATCGTCTCGGAAGGTTCCTCCGGATGTACACCGATGTGGATGTGATCGGAGACAAGGGACGGCCTGACGGACAGATTGAAGCAAGGATGCACATTAATTTGGAGCAAGAAAAGTGACAATTTCTTTTAACAACATTCCGAGCGGCGTAAGAGTGCCGCTTTTTTATGCCGAAGTAGACAACTCGATGGCCAATACCGCCGTCACGGGCCTTAAAACGCTCTTGATCGGCCGTATGACTCAGGGTAAGGCAACTCCGATGAGACCGGTTCTGGTAACCGGCGACAGTCAGGGCAAAGATCTCTTCGGCCGCGGCTCTGAATTGGCCAGAATGAACACCGTTTATCGCAAAAACGACACGATCGGTGAAGTCTGGGCGATTCCGCTGGAAGATCCGACGGTGGGCACCGCTGCCTCCGGCACGGTGACGATTTCTGGAACACCGTCTGTCGGCGGAATTCTGAGCCTGTATATCGGCGCCGACCGCGTGCAAGTCCCTGTAGGAGTGGAAAATGAGCCGTCTGAAATTGCCGAGGCAGCAGCTGCTGCGATTAATGCCAAGCCTGATCTTCCTGTGACGGCTGCAGCTTCCAAGAGTCAGGATGACGCGGAAGTAGAAGAAGGCTACGTCACGATCAGCGCTAAAAATAAAGGCGCTAACGGCAATGACATTAAGCTTGCCGTCAACGTTCAGGGCTACGGAGCCGGTGAAGAAACTCCGGAAGGCTTGGCCGTCAAGATTGACGCGATGGCAGGGGGCACCGGCTATCCGGATTTTGAGGCTCTGGACTTTGCAAAGGCAATGGGGGACGAAGCTTACGACTTTATTCTCCTGCCTTATTCCGACGTGTCTTCTTTGGACTATTTCAAAGAGGTCATGAACGACACCTCCGGCCGATGGTCCTACAGTAAACAGGTCTACGGCCACGTCTACACCTGCAAGCGAGGCACGATCAACGAGCTGCAGATCTTCGGCAGCGCGCGTAACGATCAGCACGCCACGATCATCGGTGTCGAACCGGATGTTCCGTCCATGGCGGTTGAGGTGCTTGCCGCCTACGGAGCACAGAACGCGGCAAAGATCTCTATTGATCCGGCGCGTCCGACTCAGACGCTTGAGCTGATCGGAATTACTTCGGCTCCCTACGGCAAGCGCTTTGTGATGGAAGAACGCCAAATCCTGCTCAATAACGGCATTGCCACGCAGTACACGGAAGCCGGTTACATGCGCGTTGAGCGTGCCATTACAACGTACCAAAAGAATCGCTTCGGAGACGCGGATAACTCTTATCTCGACTCTGAAACACTTCACACGCTGGCCTACATTCTGCGGGCGCTGCGCACTCGAATTACAAGCAAGTACCCGCGCCACAAGTTAGCAAGCGACGGGACACGATTCGGAGCCGGCCAAGCAGTTGTCACGCCTTCCATTATCCGAGGCGAAATTATTTCTCTCTATAAGCAGCTGGAAGACAAGGCCATCGTTGAGAACACGGCGCTCTTTGCGAAATATCTGATCGTTGAGCGAAACAAAGACGATCCGAACCGAGTGGATGTCTTGCTGCCGCCGGACCTGGTTAACCAGCTCCGAATTTTCGCGGTTCTGGCTCAGTTCAGACTCCAATTTAACGAATAAGGAATTTAAGAATGCGCATTGCAGGTGTCTGCCATATCACTGTGGATGGCAAAAGTCTGGATATTTCCGGCGGAATGACAATTCCGCTCTCTACGTCCACAAAAGAAACCATTGTGTCGACTAACGGATCGGTTCACTTTAAAGAAACACCGGTCGCTCCGTTCATAGACGGAACTTACCTGGTTACGCCGGACTTCCCGATTGAGGATCTGGACACCATGACAGAGGGCACGATCGTGGCCGAATTGGCTAACGGCAAGACTTACACGCTCTCCGACGCATGGGTCGAAGGAGAGATGGACTTTGAAAGCGACGGCGGGACAGTGGGTATTAAGTTTGTCGGTCGATCCGGGAGATGGTCATGAGAGAAGAAGTCTACGAATTAGAAGATCCGGTCGAAGTTTCCGGAAACAAAGTCTCGGTTGTTCGACTTAAACGTCCGGACTTCGATTTGATCTGTGAACTCGGGCTTCCTGCAGATTGCTCGAGCCAGCAGGAGCAGCTCAAGCTCCTTCGCGAGTACATCATCCGGCTCTCGGGTCTGCCGAAAGAAACCGTGGGCCGTTTTGGTGTTGCCGACTCGATGGAGCTGGTCTCGAAGGTGGGAAGTTTTTTTACTCGCTCGGACTCAGCGACAAGAAAACGGCCGTAAAGCTGTTCTACAACACGGCGCGTTTTTGGGGCGAGCGTCCGACGGAGCTTGCTCGGGAGCCTTTTTCGCGAGTCATCGAACTTGCGAAAGAGGCTCTTCGCATTATTGAGGAAGAAAAATCATGGCAGGAAAAGAATACAGCCTCAAGGCGATCCTATCCGCGACGGACAGGATAAGTCCTGTATTAAAGAAGGTGGACTCCAACATTGGCAAAGTCGGCCGCTCTTTTTCTTCTTTTGCTAAGGCCTCCGTCTCGCTTGCCTCTAAGCTCGCTCTCCCGCTTACGGCGCTCGGCGGGGTCGGAGGTTTCAGTCTGAAGGCCGCGGTCGATAAGTTCATGTCTTTAGGCGACTCTATCGATAAAGCCAGTAAAAGAGCAGGTGTCGGTGTCGAATCCCTGCAGAAGCTGCGTTACGCAGCAGGCCTCGGAGGGATGTCTGCTGACCAAATGGATCAGGCCTTAAGTAAGCTCACGGACAACATGGGCAAAGCTGCCAGAGGCGAAAACAAGAATCTGGCAGCCATCTTCAAGCGCCTCGGTATTTCCTTGAAAGACTCTAAGGGTCAGATCAGGGATGCGGCGGATGTCATGCGGAATTTGGCTCAGGCCGTTAAAAACAATGAGTCTCCGGCTGTCCGGATGCGTATTTTGACGGCAGCTTTCGGAGAGGAATTGTCTAAGCGGATGATTCCTGTGCTCGAGGGCGGAGCAAAAGGCCTGGATGACATGGGCGAACAGGCTTCCAAGCTTGGTTTAGTAATGGACCAAGACATGGTCGCAAAGTCCGCTCATCTGACAGACACGCTGAGCACGTTTTCTCAAGTGGTCGATGGTGTCAGCGCTCAAGTCGGAGCTGCTTTGGCGCCTACGATTGAAGGCATTGTGAGTCGGATGCAGGATTGGGTCGTGGCCAATAAAGATCTGATCGCGCAAAGACTGGACGGCCTCTTTGACAAGGTCTCCAAGGCAATTGCCGAAGTTGATTTTGAAAAGGTGGTCGACGGTGTCTTTGACTTTATTGACGGAGTCATGGAATTTGTTGATTCGGTCGGCGGCTGGGAAAACATTATCAAGGGTTTTGGCGCACTTTTGGGCGTTTTCCTTGTCGGTAATCTGCTGAGCGTCGGAAAAGAACTCTACGGCGTCGGAGCCGCAGTGACTGCAGCCTTCGGGCCTTGGGGACTTCTGGCCGGTGCGGCGATCGGAGCCGGCATTGCGATTTGGAAGAATTGGGATGAAATCTTGGCCAAATTTGATGCCTCCTTCCCGAATCTCTCTAAAGCTCTTTCCGATATTCCCGGGAACTTTACAAGAGGCTGGGATGACGCGACCAAACAAATTAAGGAACTTTGGGACGGTCTGGTTAAGCGCTGGGAGAGCGTTAAGAACACGCTTTCTTGGAGCAACATCAAAGGCAACCTGAGGGAGATGGTCGGTCTGTCAAGGACGGAAGCGCCGGAGCCTGCGGCTGCACCGACGCTTAATGCTTCAGATATTGCTGCGATTAGCCAAAGAACTCAGAATCCGCGGGCAAGTGAAGTCGATAACCGTCTGGAAGTTACACTGAAGCTGCCTCAAGGTTTTTCCGCAGCAGTGGATAAGGTCGATTCCAACGGCGGCTCGATGCGTGCGACCACTCAAAACTACTCTTTTATAGGGGCTGATTAATGAATGCACCTCAATTGAGACGGGCGTCGTTCCGCGGAGTTCCCTTTGAGGTGACCTCCTCTAACCTCTCGATTGGAAGACGTACTCAGACCTTTGAGTATCCTCAGAGGGACGATCCTTTTACGGAAGATATGGGGCGCTCTAAGCGCACGATCCGAATTACGGCTTTTGTCGTCGGATACGACTACATTGCCCGGATGAAGCGGTTGATTGCTGCTTGTGAAAAGCCCGGCAGCGGACGTCTGATCCACCCGTGGCTCGGATCGATGGAAGTTACGCCGACGGATCTTTCTGCTCCGGTTTTTGAATCGAACCGTGTGGCTTTCGTTTCTCTGACTTTTGTCGAGAGCGGAAAGCTGCAGTATCCGAATGCCCTTTTGGATGTCGGAGCAAAGTGTCTTTCTGCAGCTCAGCTGCTTGTAAATGCTGAGTTCGATGAGTTTGTGAGAACCTTTGATCTGTCCGGAGCGCAGGATTTTGTGAAAGAAGCCGTAGGTTTGGATCTGCAGGGGATTCTCAACAGCGAAACCGTTCAATCGGTATGCGACGCTTTTGACCTGGCCGATGAACTCGCAACACTCTCGCATGATGTCATCACATTAGCTGAAGGCGGGGCTGATGCTCTGTTTAATCGAGTTTTGGACACTTACGGACTGCAGGGATTTGCGTCTACCGTCCACGCATGGACCGATGTCTCTCACCGCTTCCGTTCCTTAACTCAGAGCTCTGAGCTAAACAGCGCGAAGCCCCAGGCCGTTGCATCCAGGACGACTTCCGAACGGATCGAAAAAGCCAATGCTGCAGGCCAAGCCATGATCAGGGGACTGTCTGTGGCCAACATGGTTGTTGCAGCGTCTGAAATCGGGACAAGCAACGATAGGCTGGATGCTTCAACACCGGTGCAGACAGCTCCCTATGATGACCTAATCGCTGTTAGGAACGAGATTCTGGAGGCGATTGATGAAGAATCCCTAAAGATCTCTTCGGATCCGATTTATGAAGCGTTGTGCGAGTCTCGATCTGCTGTCTATGAAGCAATTACGCAAAGAGCAGAAAATCAGGCGCGTCTGGTTAGCTTTAAGCCGTCTTCAGTACAGCCGGCCCTGGTGCTGGCTTATGACTATTACGGCGATGCATCCAGAGAAGCCGAAATCGTCGGAAGAAACAAGATCCGACATTCCGGCTTTGTTCCGGCGGTTGAGTTGAAACTTTTGAATGAATGAGGCGACGATGAAGATCAATTGGAATAACTGGATCGTCATTCAGATCTCGGCGTTTGTGCTTTTTCTGCTGATAGGGGCTCCGGCGACACTATTTTGGTGGTATTTGCTGATACGCCCGTTTCTATGTTGGTTATTCGGAATACCCATGGAACAACTAGGGCACTGACAAGGCCTAAAAGAAAACCTCCGAATAAGCTGAAGATGGCGATTCTCCACGCAGTTCTGGAGGATGACTTACTGAGTTCTTCGGCGATTTGGCGGGTGTTCTCTTGAAAGTCTTTCCGGATAAGGTCGATTCCGTTAAGCAGGTCTTCCCGGTTCTTATCCAGAAGGTATTCCGGATAAGCAGCCATGAATTCCAGGCGTTTTTGTTTCGCCTCGGATAGCTTTTTGTAGCTCTCGATGATGTCCTTTGGGATTTCCGGAGGATTAGTCATATTTAACCTATGCAAGTTAATTCCAAATCAAATAATACGGTAACGCTTTACGTTAACGGTCGAAAGTACGAAAACTGGCTGGATGTCAGCATTACGTGCGCGCTGCAGACGCTGGCGAGAACCTTCACGGTTTCGGCTACCCGCGATAAAGAGGATTTGACACTGGGAGTGAAACCCGGAGACAGTGTTCAGGTTTTTATCGGTGAAGATCGCGTGCTCACGGGGTACATAACGAAGCGCGAAGTTTCATACAACGCTTCCGGATCTTCTATCAGGATTTCAGGTGCCAGCAAGACGGTTGATCTGCAGGACTGCTGCATGCCGATGGAATATCCGGTTTCATATAAAAACCAAACGAATCTTCAGAACCTGCAGTCGGTTTGTCGGACTTATGACATAAAGGTGGTGGACCAAGTGGGGGCAGTCGATCGCAGGAATCTGGAATTTACGAGAACCGAGAAACTCGGAAGTGCCATTCAAAACTACTTGCGCAAAAACGGCCTGCTGCTGACTGATAACGAATTCGGAGATTTGGTAATTGCGGAAGCAGGTTCTGGGGGTTCTTGCGAAGACGCAATTCAATTGGGAGTAAACGTTCTCGAAGGATCGCGTTCAATAGATTCCTCAAAAATGTACAGCGATTACGTTGTCTTAGGGCAGGCAGCCAACGTTACAAGTGAACTGCCTGTTTCTTCCAATCACTTAAGAGCCGAAGTCCAAGATTCTTCTTGCCGTCGATCCCGCTGCTTAGTCCAATTGGAAAAGGGCAACGCTTCAACCGAGATTTTAAGAAAGAGGGTCGGTGTACTAAAAGCTGTGAGCGGAGGAGAGGCAGACATTCTTAACTATAAGCTCCAGGGCTGGCGGCAACGCAGCGGGAGCCTGTGGAGAGTTAATTGTTCAGTTAAGGTTATTGACAGCTTGATGGAAGTCGATCTCTCGCGATCGTGGATCATTGTCGAGGTGACTTACTCTTTGAGCGCTTCAGGAACCACCTGTTCGTTACAGTTAAAAAATCCTTTTAGTTACATGTTGCTGGAAGAGCCGGATGCGAAGAAGATTAAAATTGAAGACGAAGAGATCAAAAAAGACAGCGGGAGAATTCCATGAATAAAATCTGCTTCTTAACAGTCGCTTTGAGTATCTTTTTATCTTCTCCGGCAATGGCCGGGCTTAAGTGCGATCATCTGCCTGACGGGAGCGCCGCCAATTGTGTTTGGATTGACGGCTATCGTGATCCGATGACGGTTATTACAACTCCGCCCGCTTCTCCGGCCGTTCTGAAAAAACAGCGTCAGGCCGAATTTGAAGAAGCCCTTCAAAGGGAAGTCGATCACAGAATGTTTACCGAGAATATTTCTTCAGCTCAGGCTATTGAGGACATTCTGGCCGGACGTCCGCGCCGCAAGTAAATAAAAAAATCTTTAGAAACCACCCGTCGCTATGGCGGGTTTATTTTTGTCTAAAAACTATGAATTTGGTTACTGCGCTCATCAATAGAGCCGTTGTCGGTACTAAAAACGGAGCGCGCAAGCTCCGAACACTCCAGATTGAGCTTCTGGACGGCGACGTTCGGCAGCCCGTGGAGCATTTTGAGCCCTATGGATTTACTTCCGAACCGCTGCAGGACGCTGAAGCCTTGGCCGTGTCCTTGGGCGGGGATCGCGACCATACGATTGCGTTGGTGGCCACTGACAGACGATATCGACCTGTCAACCTAAAAGACGGAGAAGTAGTCGTCTTTGATGACTTAGGTCGAAAAGTCTTTCTCTCCAGAGATGGAATAAAAGTTGAAGGAGTGGCCAGTCCGGTGACGGTTAAAACGACGGCGTCTGTCCTAGTGGACGCGCCGCTCACAAAATGCACCGGCAATTTGGAAGTAGGCGGAAACATCGTGGCCGGAGGCGAGGTCAAAGACAAAGGAGGTTCTTTCTCAATGTCCGGGATGCGAGCAACTTACAACAGCCACACGCACAATGGTGGTTCTTCTCCGGACCAAAAGATGTAATCACAGCGAAATTTTTAATTGGTAGAGATCGATGCAGTTTTATCTAAATGGTGCTGAGGCGACCCTAACCGATTTCGCAAGGGATGACTTGGCAAGGGCTGTGGTGAACAGCCTTTTTTCATGGGCGCGAGCAGAAGAAGATGACGAAAGACCCGGTGAATCCAAGATGGGCTGGTGGGCGGATTCTTACTCCGATGAAGGAGATAAGTTCGGCTCCCGGCTGTGGTTGCTGATGCGCTCCAGTCGTACTTCTGAAGATATTGCCTTAGCAGAAGAGTACGCATTGGAGGCCCTGCAGTGGATGCTTGATGACAACATTGCAGCGGAAATTAAAGCAGCCGCTGAGCTCGATAGTTTTGAGCGCCTAAATCTTCAGATTGAAATTGTTCGTCCTGACGGGAAGAGCTTAACAGCTCGTTTCGCGGATGTTTGGAGCGAATTATGAGTTTTGAAAGACCGACGCTGAAGGAAATTATTGAACGATTGGACGGCGAAACGCAGAGCCGGCTTTCGGTTCCTCAGTTAAGACGATCAAACGCCAAAGTATTTGATCGCGTTTTAGCCGGCGCAGCCCATTCGTTATACGGATACATCAGTTATCTGAATAGACAGCAGTTTTTCGATACTGCAGAAAGTGAGTATCTGGATCGGTGGGCATCGATCTACGGATTGCTGAGAAAGAAGGCAACGAGAGCGTCCGGGACAGTTACGTTTACTTTTTCCGCTGATTTGGTAAACGTCCCTGTCGGCACGATCCTTCAGTCCGATGACGGTGTCCAGTACCAAACTACCGGGGCGGTTGCCTCAGACGGAAAAGCCGCCGTGGAAGCATTAAATGACGGTGTTATTGGAAATCAGCAGGACGGCGATGTGCTGACACTGGTTTCTCCGATTATTGGCGTTTTCAGTGAAGTCGAAATTCTTAAGCTCGGGGGCGGCTCGGAAGCTGAAAGTGATGACAGCCTGCGGGCGCGTCTCTTAAGCAGAGTTCGCGAGACTCCGTGCGGAGGAACCTCTTCGGACTACGTTCAATGGGCGCTCGAGGTTCCTGGCGTCACCAGAGCGTGGTGCTTTCCTCAGGAAAAAGGTGAAGGGACTGTTACGGTCCGTTTTGTTTGTGACGGTTATGAAAACATTGTTCCGGACAAAGCAATGTTGGATAAGGTCTTTGCCCACATTGACGGGTTAAGACCTGTGACAGCTCACCTTTATGTTTACGCGCCTGAGATTAAACCGGTCAACATCAAAATATCCGGACTTCTTCCGGATGACGCCGAAGTTAGAGCGGCAGTTCAGCAGGAACTTCGAGATCTATTTGCTCGTGAGGGTGCTCCGGGACAGCGAATTTATCTTTCTCATATCCGGGCGGCAATCAGTGCTGCATTAGGAGAAGAAGATCATACGGTTGTTCTGCCGACGTCCGATCCGATTCCGGACAGCAATAACGAGTTGTTGTCGCTAGGAGAAATCACATGGCAGTAACCGCTCATGAATATGTGGGGATGCTCAAAGAGCTCCTCCCTCCCGGCCCCGCTTGGCCGAGAGGCGATTCAACCAGTCTGTACGCCATGATGTTTGAAGTCTGGAGCACAGAATTGGCCAGAATAGATTCCCGGGCAAACGCTCTGATTAAGGAGGCCGATCCTCGCTTTGCCATCGAGACATTTCTGGATTGGTTGGCTGAATGGGGATTGCCGGATGAGTGTCTCAAACTTTGGGGTGCCACTGACATGCCGACCCTGCGAAGGCTTTTGCTTTGGAAGATGACAACCGTCGGAGCACAAAACAAGCAGTTCTTTATCGATCTGGCAGCGATGTTTGGCTACAGCATCGTAATCGATGAGTTTTACCAATACAACGTGATGAGTCATGTCAACGATGTTTTAGCTGCAGAGAGCTGGCCTCACACATGGCGCGTCAATGTTTTAGGCGGATCAAACAACACACTTCAATGGCACTTAGTGACTGGCGAAGTAAAGGAACCTCTGGCTTGGTGGGGAGACTCCGTTCTCGAGTGTTTGATTAGACGGTACGCGCCTGCTCACACGAAACTTTATTTCGGATATTGGAATCAGGAGAGTTTAGAAAATGGACAGAGTTTACGGAGCTAGGGTCGTTCAAGTGGAGCCTAGCTTTGCTGCGGACGCTCCCTCAGGATACCCGACCGACGGATCCAGCAGCGGCGGTCAATTGGCAACAGTTCCGACGGCTCCTTGGTATAACGCAGTTACCGAGGAAATTAGAAACGCGATCGTCGGAGGTGGAATAGATCCCGAGAGAAACACATTAAATCAGCTTGATCAGAGTATTGAAGCAAGACTGGCTGCATTGGAAGAAAAGCTGACCGGCATGATCAATGCGGTATCCGGGAAAGTTGATAAGTTTGAAACCTTTCCTCCGGGATTCATTATTTACACAGGCAATTTTATTAACAGTCCCGTCTGGCTTCTTTGTGATGGTCGTGCCGTGAGCCGCTCTGCTTATTCAGCTCTGTTTGCTGCCATCGGCACAACTTGGGGTGCCGGCAACAGAAGTACGACGTTTAATGTGCCGTACCTATTAGACAGAGTGCTCTGGGGCTCTAACGTGCGCCCGGGAGAATATATTGACTCAGGCGCTCCAGGGATTTCCGGCGTAATTGGTGACTTCAATGCTTATGACAACGATACAAGTATGGTGTCAGGCGCCTTCTGGAGAACGTATACACGCAATAACCAAGGCTCAAAATCAGGTTCTCACGACCAGCACTTCAAGGTGGAATTTAACGCGAACCGCTGCTCCCCTGTTTATGGACGAACAGGGCATATCCAGCCGCCGGCGAGCCGAGCGCCCGTGTACATCCATATTTAACAAGCTCCGAAAGGGGCCTTTTTAATGCTCAAAAGGAATAAACAATGAAAAGGCTTTATTACGCGGATGCGTCTCCCACGCCTCCGTCTCCGCCTCAAAATCCATCCTACGGCTACCCTCAAGACGGAGATCGTTCAATCGGAAAATTGCCTACAACGTTAGGCGCTTATTGGCACCACATGATCACGGAAGAATTTATGGCCGTGATTGAGGGTGCCGGGCTCGAGCCTGATGAAAACAACCTTCACCAACTTGCCGACATCTTTGAGGATTTCCGATCTCGGGCTACTGCCTCAGAACAATACAAGCTGGCTGCCGAAGCCGCAGCAAATAGAGCTGAAGCGTCGGCCAACGGGGTTGTGACGGAAACTGCAGCAAAAATCTTGGAGATTCAGCAGGCCGGAAACACTCAGATTGCTGCGATTGAAGCCAAGGAGTCAGACGTTCAGGATGACATCGCCAGTGCATTGCAGCAAATGGAATCCGCGCTGTCCGACTATATCGATCAGCTGCAGGCTGAAGGTTCGTCTCAGTCCGTTGCAGTGGTGCAGCAAGCTCAGAGTCTGTTGGCCCAAATTCAGAGTTACGCGTCTCAAGCTCAGAGCGCTGCTAATGCAGCGGCAGCTCAGACTCGTGAAGAAATCATCAATTCTGTAGTTTTGACCACAGAGCAAACGCTATCGGACACAGCTAAAAGCCAGGCGCGAACGAACATCGGTGTTCTTTCAGCGGTTGAAGCTTATCTGGTAGGAATTTTCAAAGAGTTGTGTTTGGAAAATGGGGTAACCCAGGCAGAGATTGACGCAATTGAGGCTCAGCAGAACGCCTCGTAAGGAGAAAGAATGTCTTTAGAAGAAGTCAAAAAGAAGTATTTACAAGAAGCATTGGGGAAGCCGATTCAAAAATATGGAGTAGATCTGGGAGGCGGACGCTTTACATCCTTGTCTGATGCTGCCGGCTTTTATGCCGAATCTTGCCCGGAGCCGGTTACGGCAAAAGTAGAAAAGAAATATCTTCGCTTTGGTTACGTTGCTGAAGAAATTCCGATCGAGGTAATCGAGAAACCAAAAGGATTCCTGGGAGAGCGACAGCTTTACACATTCACGACCCCGGGTCTGAAAAGCGACAACTTAAAAGTTGATGCTTTGGATAGTCCGTTGATCGGAAAGGTAACGGTGAAGTTCAAAGCGGGCCAAAACTTTGCCGTGCGCACGGAGAAGATTAATCAGGCGTTGTATCAAAGTTCCGATGGCTGTTTCTATACGAAACCTAATCTTCCGGAACAAAGAGACGATTTTTGTTTAGAAAAGTATTCGGCTGAAATCAAATCGGAGCGTAACGCAAGAATCTCGGACACAGACGATTACGTGAAACTGCCTGATATTACGGTCGCAAGAAGCGCAGGAGCCAAGAGATCAGCGCTGGAAGAGGTAGACAGAGTTGCTCTTGAGATCTATCGACAACGACTCAGAGACCTAACAGACCAGGACGGGTTCCCGTTCGTCGAGTGGCCAATATTTCCGACCGCTCTGGCGTACGAGTTACAGCAGAAGATCAACGCAAGACAAAACATGAGAAACGGAGGCTTCTAAATGAGTTTTTTGAAATCACTTATTCAGCGGCTACTCGATAGTCGAACTACTCCAGCACAGGCGGCAAACGCTTCAATCCCTCTTTACTCGATGACTTCGCAATATGCCCAAGAGACAAAAACAGAAGAGGATTTTTCTGCGGTAGCGCCTTTCGATTGCTTTGTTACTGCAAACGTTAATAGCGATCAGACTTCAACATCTGGGCTTTGCGCATGCGGTATCAAAGTGAACGGAGTCAATATCAACCGGTCTAACACTTATTTTCCTACCGGATCTGTATGGTTTGATAAAGGAGCGTTTGTTAAGAAGGGAGATCTAGTAACTGTATCTTTTAATCCGTGGAGTGAGACCATGATTGGAACTCAATTTACAATCTTTTTCCACAAGTTAATCGTGGGGGGGGGTATAATCTCTTTGTTCGGAGGGCTCTGTCATGCTTAAGGCCCTCATTCAATTGTTTGCCGAGAAGTTTCTGCAAAGCAAAAAGTCTTGGGTTGCAGAACAATCAGCTCCTATTATCCATCAGAGCATTAATATTCCTTGTTCAAGCACCACTGATTTCTTTACCTACACCGCTCCGTGCAACGGCTGGGCGACTTCTCGGTGCAATTCAACTACAGTCTCAGCTCTTGAAATCCAAGTCGAGAACGGGCAGATGGCACTTGCTTCCGTACTTAACGGAAACACTGCGGGAGCTGGAATCTGTTGTTACGTTAAAAAAGGGACACAGATTAAGTTCTTGTGCCGTGGCGGAAGTACAACCGATTATTCTCTTTGGTTCTACAAAGCAAGTTCAGACTTTTAATCCTTTGACAGGAGGTGCGTCATGCTGAAATCGCTCCTCCAGTTATTACTGAATACCCGAACAACAAAAACCGAAGCCGCGCATTTTGCCCAACCTGCCTGGGGAGCTTCTCCAATAGTGATGACAGGAACCGACGTTAATGACGATTGGGGCTCTATCTATCAGGGCGTAATGCCTAACGACGGCGTTCTTGTTGTCTCATTTACCGGAACGAATGAATCCAGCTATGCGGCTGGTCTCGGGGCTCAGTCGCTAGTTCCGTGGGCTAATGGCGGCGGCAAGTTTAGTATGCCCGTTACAAAGGGTAGTTATGTCAGCCTTGGCGGAAACCATGTTAAGGATGTCGAACTACGGCTTTATCCGCTATCTGCTTCTATCTAACCGCTCCGCCCCTCCATGTGAGGGGCTTTTCGTCAGGTGTGCGCATTGAATCTCGGAGCATAACTACCATAACTAAAAAGAGAGATAGACATGGAAACAGATTTCAGCCTCAGCGAGTTTGCCAGCACGGTAAACCTAATTGTGTTCACGCTCATTGTTATATGCGCGGCGTCCGGCTCTGCTATGCCGTATGTCCGAGCAGAACGGGACTGGAATTTTCCGCGCTGGTTCATTGAGTTTGTTACCTCATGCGCGGCTGGCTTCATTGTCTATTTAATCCTGCGTACCTCCAAACTCTCCTGGGAATGGATAGGAGCGTGCTCAGGAGTTTCTGCATATTTCGGCCTGAAGATCATGAATACGCTGTACGGGATCGTCACAGGCAAATTAAAACTCACTGTTCACAACGGAGCGAATCATGGCAATTAGTATGCGCTCATTCATAGCCGGCCTGATAAAACTGGTTTTATTTTTTGCTTTCTACATGGCTGGGTTTTTCACAAACTCTCAGTTGAATCAGTACACGATCGTGTCACAGCAAGATCGGATCAACATGCTGGAGAACGAAACGGCTCTCCAGCGGCTCCAGATCAATGAGCTCAATAGGCGAGCTACTTCAAACACTGAGAATCTAAAGCAGCTGGAACGTATCAGCTCGGATCTTGAATCCTTGAAAAAAGAGGTTCAGCAGCTTCACGGCTTACACAACACGAAGGAGCCTAAATGAGAAAACAAGATATCCTGCTCTATCCACCCGAGCTGGCAACTCAGTTCATATCCGAATTCGAGCAAGGCCCGAAGGGTGGACCAGCGCTTGAATCGTATAAATGTCCCGCGGGCGTTTGGACGATAGGTTTCGGCCACACAAAGGGCGTGCATCCAGGCGAGCACATTACACGCAATGAGGCATATGACCTGCTAACAAAAGACCTAGTTCAAACACAAGAAGAGCTGGCAGCGCTCGTCCACGTACCCGTTACAGAGAATCAATTCATAGCTTTAATGAGCTTTGTTTTCAACTTCGGCATTACGAAGTGCCGGACATACCGACTATTCGGAATGATCAACAGAGGCGAGACTGAGAACATTAAAGAGTGGTGGCCGAAGTACTGTAACCCTGGCTCGAAATTTGAGGATGGTCTGAAACGCCGCCGCAACGCAGAACTAGAACTCTTTTTTAGAAAATGATCCGAGTAATCCTGATTATTGCCGCCGTCATGTTCTCCTCAGTGCTTGGCTATCACTTCGGCCAGCAGGAAACTGAGCTGAGGTGGACACAGGAGCGGGAGCGGCTACTGGCTCAGCAGATTGAAACGTTACATAGAAAGGATAAAGAAATTGCGCAGTTGGAAAAGTCTATTGGTGTCCTTAACGATTCTGCTCTCAGGGTGCGCGAGCGAGACGCCGCGATACAGCGAAAGCTACAGAGGGAGCTTGGAGAGTGTGGTCGATTTAGACCAGCACTTGAAAAGTGTTCAGCAACTCTTAGCCAATGTGCAGAGCACGCAGTCTCTGATCGAAGAATCATTGAACGGTGTGCCATCCAATTGAAATGAATTAACGGTTTAGAAATTTAATAAAACCTAAACAGTTGTTAAGTCTGATGAAAAATTGACTCTTCAGGTTCACCATATAAAAATCGGGGAAAAACCGCAAGATGTGGCGTTCAAGTATGTCAATCCGACATACAAGAGTTTTTATTACACGCTCGCGTGCGGGATTAATGTTAGACTGCTGTCTAATGAAACGTGAGCGAGTGTTGAACGATGAATTATTCAGCAATATTGACAGAAGCGAGGAGCGAACTCTCCTCTCTCGAATCAAAAGTTGAGAAGCTTAAGAGATTCATTCTTTCTCTGGAATCCCTCGCTGACACTGAAGATTTTGATTCAAGCAAGCCTGTAACTACTGGGCAGAGAAAAACCAAAGAAGCTCCTGGTTTTATTAAAGATGACTCCTTGGATATGTTCAGAATAATGCTCTCCGGACCGAAGAGTATTGATGCCATACTGGATGGATATCGAAAGTTTGGGTACAACGACGTCGCAAGGAAGACGTTGGTGACGAGGTTGTCATACTATAAGAGGGACTTTGGTTTTGTCAGAATGCCTGCTCCAGGAATGTATGAGGTAACAGAGAAGGGGCGAGAATTTTTACAACAACGTTATCCCAAAGTTTTTGAGCCGATTTATAAACAAGAACCAGAAACTAAGGTAACTGGGAGTGAAGAAATGAAATGAATTACTTGAATATGGATAGGGCTTAGAAAGCGGCAACTTTCTAAGCCCGAGGAAGGCGCCGGAAGGAATTTCCCGCACCCCGTTTTTAGAAAACTGATCTCATTATAAGGGAGAGTCAACCAAAAAGCGACATTCCCGAATGTTGAGACTGTACGGGTCGTTGCGTCCAAAAGCCTCCGGCAGGAGACTTGCAATGAGCCAAGCTTCAAATAATAACGGTCGCGCTGGACGTGGCTTCCACACCTGGTATCGTCACTATAGAACTGGCAAAATTATGTACGCTAGTGATTATGGTTACAAAGCCTGGCCGTTTTAATTAGAAAGAGCCCCGAGCCAAAAGCCCGGGGCTTCTCCTTGATAGAAAGACGACTCAAGATCTTGCGCTAATATATTAATTAGTGGGCTGTCTTCCAGATCGAAAACGTCAAATGTACCAATAAATGTATCAATTTGATCTGAGTAGGATATAACCTTTTGATTTATTTTGGTCGTTCGAATCCCGCCGCCCCACAAATTCTCGAAAGGCTGTCCAAGTGGCAGCCTTTTTTGGTGTGCTCGGCATGAGCATTCTCTATAGGGTGAAAGTCCCGAGTCTGCCCGCTAGTGGGAAAGACTAGCGAACCCCAAGGTGTCTGCAGT